CTTGGCGGATCTTCTCCCGACCCTCCTCGCCGACACCGAGCGCGTCGAGAATGGCCGCACCAATGGCGGGCGGGAGGTCAATCACGAGCGACTTCAGGATTTCCGGCGCCGCTTTCACCAGAGCTGGGATGAGCTCGGCGACAAGCGAAATCGCGAACTCGGGCAAAATCTCGCCGATGAGTTGCGGCAGCGCCTCCAAAGCGGCAATCAGCCCGTCTTTGACGCCTTCGAGCGCCTCTTCGATGCCCTCGGCACCCTGCTCGCCGATGAACTGGAGACCGCCGACGACAGCGCCCGCGGTACCGAGCCGGGCACCGGCCACCCCACCCAGATCGCGACCAACAGCGGACAGAGCACCGCCGACGTTGCCCGAAAGCACCTGTTGGGTGGTGCCCACCACCGCCCCGGTAATCTCGCGCGTGCGGTTGGCCTGAAATTCTCGGGCAGCCTGCTCGAACGCGCCGACGAGCCCATCCATGGCGTCGGCGAGGCTGGCGAAGGTCGGGTCAAGGCCGGCGAACATGTCGTCAAAGCCGGCAGACACGTCGTCCAGTGTGCGGTCGAGACCTTGCACGAATCGGACTTCTGGCGCGGATTCTGCTGAACGGTTGCGGCGGTCTTCGTCCGGGCGGCGTTTCCGCTCCTCCTCCTCTTTCCGCTTGCGCTCCTCCTCTTCGCGCTTGGCTCGCTCCTCGGGCGTCTCTTCGGTCGGGCCGGATGCCGCCGTGCCAGCCCGGAGCCGGCGAAGTTCGTCAACCCGTGCCTGTCCACGCTCAAACCCTTCGAGCGCCCCGGCCCCGGCATCGCCGACGAGCCCGACACCGGACACCCCGGTCACGAGCCCGGCTACCTGTAGCCCCATCGCCGGTGCCGAGGTGATTGCGGTGCCGATCGATCCGACCGCAGCCGCCGCGGCGTTCTTCGCACCCTGGAGGTCACCGCGGGCGAGGTTGTCCAACGCGGTCAAGGTCTGTTCGATGGCGTCGAGCAGCGCCGAAAACGGCGTGGTTAGCGTCGTAACGATGTCGCCGACACCGGCTGCAAAGCCCTTGAATGCACCTTTGACGATCTCGAACCCGAGCACGATACCGTCAGTGAAGAGCCGTAGCTCCTCGGCACCGCCGCCGAATGCGTCGGCGATCTCGCCCTTCAGACCACGCAACACAAGGTCGAGTTCAGCGCTGGCCCGTTGCCAATCGCCGGCCGACTGTGCAGCCTTGGGGCCGATGTCGACGCCGAACTCACGCGAAAGCGCGACGAACGACTCAAGCTCTGAGCCGGATAGCGCCTGCATGAGCTTGCCGCCGGACCGGCCGAGCGTGTCCACCGCGAGCGCAGACCGGGTTCCGCCATCCTCGACGCCCTGGAGCGCGGTCAACGTCTCCTGTAGGACGGTGTCGACGTCGCGCATGTTGCCGTCGGCGTCCTTGACGGCAACGCCGAGCGTCTCGAATGCACGGGCGGTCTCGTTGTTCCCGGCGCCGGCTTGCTGGACTCGGCCGGCGAACTGGTCGAGCCCCGACGTGAGCGCACCAAACGAAAGCCCCGAACCCTCGGCCGCGAGCCGCAGCCCTTTCAGCGTCTCGGCCGCGATTCCCGACCGGGTAGAGGCGTCGGCGAGGTCGTTGCGGAGGTCGGCTACCTCCTGCCCGAAATCGTGAATCGCCGAGATCGCCCCGCTGATTCCACCGGCCACGAGATTGGTGGCCAGCGACGTGGCGAACCCAAGCGCCGCCCCCTTGACGAATCCGAAGCCCTTCCCGAGGATCGATGTCTGGTTGCCCAAATCCTTGGTTTTGCCGGCCGCCCGTTTCGCCTCGTCGCCGAGGTCATCGACAGAACCGGCGGCCTTGCGAGCCTCATCGCCGAGGTCATCCACGGACCCGGCAGCCTTCCGCGCCTCGTTGCCGAGGTCGCGAACCTCTCCGGCTGCACCCTTGACCTCACCGCGGCCGGGAACGCTGATCTTCAGCTTGTATTCGACGGTGTTAGCCATCAATCACTCTCCCGGCGCCATGGCGCACAACATCACCTTATCACCGTGCTGCTGCGCAAACTGGCGCCGACGACCGGCCGCCGAATCGCACCCGGCGCGCGACATGAACAGGTCAAACCACTGACGCTCGGTCGGGTGCATGTCTGGCGCGGCGACGAAATCACCCGGTAGCCTCCCGTACCTCCTCGCCATCTCGTCCAGCGCTGACATAAGTTGCGGTTCGTCGGCGAAATCGGGCCGCACGCAGTGCCGCCTTCTGCCCATGGGCGAACGCCGCCCCCGCGATCCGGGCCAGCTCTGGCGCCGAGATGAACGATACGTGGAGGCGGCCGTTTTCGGGATTGTGCTGCTTCTCGTCGAGAACGAGCCGCAGATCGTGCACGTCGCCGTCGGCGTCGCGGAGCTTTCGGACCGCGAGACACGCGACGACTTGCATGTGTTGCCATTGCTGCCGGTTGGGTTCGGGCGCTTGCGGCTTCTCGACGCCGGCCTCTTGCTGTCGAAGTTGGTCTGACACGGACCGCACCGCGCCGAGCAGATACCCGCCCAATACCTTGGAGTGCTCGCCGAAATCAGCGGGGCCGAGTGGGTGTAGCCCAATCTCGACCGGGTCATCCGTGAACGACTCGATACCCGGCACCCACAACGGTTGCCCGATTTGGGGGAGGGTCTTCGCCATCAGGAAGCCTCGGCCGTGGCGTCGTCGTTGACCAACACAACCTCGAACGGAGGGTCGGTACCGTCGTCGCGCGGTTGGAATACGGCGGTCTCCTCAACCACGCCGACGGTGGTGAGCGCAGCCGGTACCGGGTCGATGATGATCGAGTTGTACGCCGTCATCGTGAGGGTTTCGGACGACGCCGACGTGAACGTGATGGTCCCGTCGGATTCGGTACCGGCGACGTGTGCGTCGAGCCACGAGTCGTCCAGCTTGTACCGGCCGACCGATACCCGGATGTCCCGTACGTCGTTGCGTACATGGTTGGAGACCTGAGCCGAGCCGAAGCCGCGGATGCCGAGGAGGCCGTTGTTGCCGGTGACGGTCAGCGTCCGGGGTACGTAGGAGACGCTATTCCAGTCCCAGGTTGCGCCATCGTGCGAGACGATCGGGTCATCGTGCACGGGGAGCGAGTGGGCCGGGGCCGTGGTCGCGGTACGGGACACTGCCTGTCCGTTGACCTGAATCCGGAACAGCCCGCCGGTCTCGATGGACCACGTGTAGTCCGCAACCTTGAATCCGGCGATGATGTCGCCTTCGGTGAGGGCGCCGGTACTGGACAGGGTGTCGCGAGCGGTACGGAGAGTCCACGACTTCAGCGCGCCCATCGCGAGCGTGTGCGTGTACGGGCCGGCTCCGGTGTCGGCCCACGTGCCGCCGATGCACATCCGAATCATCGCGGCAACGGCGCCGTTTTCGTAGTAGCCGAATGCCTCGAAAGACACGTTGGTCACGATCTGCTCGACATACCGAGCCTTGACGACGCCGTAGGTGCCCGTATCGAGGTCGGGCACCCGAACGCGCGTGACTTGCTCGTCGACGGTGAGCGATGCGAGCCGGAGCACGTTGGCCGCGGAGACTGCGGTGCCTTCGGTGGTCTCGGCAGCGATACCGATTGAGGCGTTCCGGCCGAGGATGACGTCTTTCGGTGCCATGGTCAGGACTCCGCGGGGATTCTGGAGTAGCGTCGGGCCGCGAACACGAGCTCACGGCCGAAAGTGGTAGTAACCGATATCTCGTCGACGTAGTCGGTGCCGTCGGCGCCGCCGTCGAGCCACATCAGGACGATGGGACGGCCGGCGATTTCGAGCATCCGCGTCTTGGCCGGGTCGTTGCCGCCCACGTACGGAGCGCCGCCGGTGCGGGTCTCGACGTTGATCGCGGCGACCTCTTCGTCGTTGGCCTTGCCGTTGTAGAGGCCGAGATGCGTCGCCAGCAACCCGGCGAGGTCGAACAGCACGGGGCCATCCTCACCGACCGCCCACGAGTAGGATTCGGTGGGTACGTCCGAGTTCCCAGGCAACGGCCGGGCGGGCACCATCCGACAACCCGGCGGCGGCTGGCACGCGAGCACCGTACCGGTCTTCGCCGAGGCCGGTGTGAACGAGCCTTCATCGTTGCCTTGCGCCGATGTGCTGCTCCAGTAGAGCCAGCACACCACCGTCCCGTCGGCCGATGCCGGGGTCCAGTTGTCGATCTCGATCGTCGCCGTCTTCGATGCGTAGGTCCACGCGCCGAGCTGGTACGTGAGCAGGGTCACGCCGTCGGAATCGGTGACGCGGATCTCGTCGCCCGCGGAATCGACTTCGTCCCAAAACTGAGGCCATGCCGACGGCAGCGTCACCGATACGTCGATGGTTCCGGCCCCGGAGTTGTTGTTGACGGTGATGGGGATCCGGCGACGCCAGACGCCATTTAGCCAGCTCATGCCCGAATCCAGTAGAGGTTTCCGCGGACGACAACGACACCGACAGCGGCGCCGGACTCCGCGTCAGTAGACGTTACCACATCCGTGGACGCGTCGAGGTCGTGGACGGTACCGTTGAGGCTACGATTTCCATGCAGGGCGCGGATGATTGACTCCTCCATGTCGGCGGCGGCGTCCTCGGTTGCCTGCTGAGAGCCGGCGCCCTGGACGAACCCGACGAGCCAGTATTCCATGGTCTGGCCGTAGCTCGACAGGTCGCCGTCGTTGCGGGTTTCCAACCGGGCACCACCGCACCACACCTCAATCCGCGGGAACACGTGCGAGGTCGGCATACCGGCCGAAATCAGCCGCGTGACCTGTCCCGGCCCGGACACGTCCACGAGGTAGGCACCGGTGCCGTCGATGCCCTGGAGCACGGTCACGAGCGCGGCGGCCACGGTCTTTCGGTTCAGGCTGCTCATGCGTTCGCCTGGAGGTCGGCGCCGCGAAACCCGCCGCCCGGTTCGACCGAGAGGCCGGCGCCGATTGCGGCTTGCAAATGCTTCGGCACGTTTTCGAGCACTTTGTCGAACGCGTCGCGGAGGTAGTATTTGGGCCGGATCTCAACCTTCTTGCGGAGTCGGTAGCGGGTGAGGGTCTCGCCGCCGACGGTCTCCACGAGCCGCGCGTGCACCGGGGAGTCGAGCACGAAACGGAGCTCGCCGGGGTAGTCGCGGGCGGACGGGTATCGGGCCACTCCAGCCGGGGTCAAAACCGACTTGTCCGGGATGGTCAACCACTTGACGCGCTTGGGGGTGACAACACCGCCATATTCCTGGATGCGGGCGTAGACGACATCGGCCGCGCCCTGCACCGGTCGACCGGCCGAGAGTGCGACCACCAACCCGTCGGGGTCGGGTTGCACCGGGGCGATGATGGAATCCCGCAGGTTGCCGGTTCGTTTGTTGAGTCGGCGCGTGGCGTTCAGCTTGCCTTCGCGCTCCATACGCAGCCCAGTCTCCCTCGCGACCTTCCGCACCCGCGCCTCAACCCGTTCGGGCATCGACGCCAGAAGCCGCTCAAATTCGAACGGTAGCAGCGGTTGCGTCGCCATCAGGGCACCGGGATTCGGTAGGGGTCGAGTAGGTCTTTGACCTCATCGAGCAACCCGAGCCGGTCAACGGTGCGGCTGCTTTGTTGCGTCGACGAGTTGCGGCTCCCGGCACCGGGTAGGTTTTTCACCCAATGCGTGACCTGGATGATACACGCTTGTTTGATGTCGTCGTCGTCGTCGGGGTCGTATCCGGCTGTCACGACCACCTTGTTGGCCCGCGGTGACTCGGACCACACGGTGTCGGTGTCGATGAGCATCTCGATCGCCCGGCCGCGGATGGCGTAGTATGCCGAGTCGACGAGGGTATCGGCGCCGTAGTCCTGCTCGGGGTCGACGTGCACAGACGTCACCGTCGCCAAATCCGGCAGCGGGAGCGTCAGCGCGTACCGCTCCGAGCCCCATCCGATGGCCTCGGGGCCGGGGTACAGCGTGTATGTCGCGGCCTCCATCGTGTAGGTGCCGGCGTCGTTGCGCGGATGGTGGCAGTAGCGAGCGAAGGCCGTGTCAGCCCTCGCAATGAGGGTGTCCAGCCGGGTATCGTCTGCCGATGCCAGCGCCGGCACGAATGCCCGTACCTCGGCAGCGGAGGCCAGCGCCATCAGCGCACCGCACGCGACCGGGCATCGATCGCGGCGACGACGGATTCACGGGCGGGGCCGGCGGTCTCGGCGTCCCGTAGCGCCCCGAGGTACTGGTCATGGGCGCCGGTCTGGATCTGGTGGCACAGTGTCCGCCAGTGGGTGTCGGTGATTCCGTCAGGAGCACCAACGGAGGCGACCGAGCCGCGGATTACGCGGTCGACCACCTCGAACGAACCAGGGTACCGGGACACGAGCGCGGATGCAGTCGTGCCCGGTACCGAGCGGACATCCCCCGGACGCCAAGCGCGGCCCGCGCCCTGGAGCAGGGTGGCGGGGTGGCCGTGTTCGGCAGTACAGCGGATGTCACGCATGAAAACCTCAGTCGGCGCGGACGCGCTCGAAGGTTACCGCGATCCCGCCGGACATGGCGACACCCGAGGCTTCCTTGGTGATGGCCAGCTTCACCGCACCGCCTTCGGCCACAAGGTTGGAGCCGGCACCCGACAGGGTGACAGACTCCACCGCGCCGTCGGCGATGTCGCCGGTGCCCGCGGCCGTGGTCGAGAAAGACCCGAGCGAGGTACCAGCCACCGTGACGGTGAGCGTCGCGTAGTTGGTGTCGTTGGCGGTGATGCCGCCGTCGGACACGTAGTCCACGCGGGCCACCTTGGCCTTGCCGTTGCCGCCGTAGACGACGAACAGGTCGGCAGCGGTGCCGGCGGTGGCCGCGGCCAGTGGGATGTATTGCTGGACGGTCATGCGTTCGGAGTTCATTGGTTCCTCACTTGCCCATCTTGTAGGCGTAGCGGACGGATGCGTCCGACGCCTTGGTCATGTCCTTGAATCCGAGCCGCTGGCGGGCGCGGAGGTAGGTACCGGCGACAGTGATGTCGTTCTGCAATGCGACGGTTGCACCGGCCCGCTCGACGAGAGTGTGCATCGTGCGGTTGAAGATCACGTATCCGGTGTAGTCCTTGGTGCTGTTGTCGTAGAGACCGGTGGCGTTCAGGTCTGCGCTCATCGCATCGGTCGGGATGATGGGGTGGCCGAAGATCGAAGCCACTTCGCCGCGGACGATCGGAGCGCGGTCGCCGTACTCGTTGGCCTTGACGATGCCGCTGAGGTTGACGAAGTTCTTGAGGTAGCCTTCCCAGCTCGTGACGATCGGCATGTCGGTAGGCACGCCACGGGGGCCGCCGACGAGGTTGATGTCGGAGACCAGGGTGGAGAGGCTGTGCGTGGAGCGGTCGACACCGTTGGAGGAATCGAGAGCGTTTGCGCGGAGGCCCAGGAACGTCTTCCGGTAGTCGATGCTGCCGGCGTCGATGGCGCCGAACATTCCCCGGAGGTCCCAGTTGGCAAGGTCGTCCTGGTGGCTGGCCGCGGTGTCGCCGTTGACGACCGTGAACCGGGAGCCGATGGCGAGACTGCGGGCAATGCTCGACCGGATGAACGGGAACGCGGCCACAATGCTGTCAGCGGCGGCGTCCTCGTGGACGAACACCATGACGTACATCGGGTTGGCGGTCAGTGTGATCTTGTCAGTGCCGACGGTGCTCTTGGCGAGTGCGGCGGGGTTGTCGCCGGTTGCGCCACCGCCCTTGTAGGGGACGGGGTAGAGGGTGCCGACGGGCATCTCGACCGATTCGGTGTTGATCTGCGTCCGGGGGAACAGCGAGAGCAGACCCTCGGGGTCGTACTCGCCCACCTGCCACATCGGCGAGGCCAGGAGGGGCGTCGGAATGAACTCGCCGCCGCTGCCGTTCTGGTCGTCCCACGCGCGGCGCACGAACTTGGGCATCGCCGACCAAGCACGCTGCACGCGGTGGTAGGCGGTGCCGAGACCCTTGACCACATCCTCACGGTAGGCCGACCCGGTGTGGTTGAATGCGTCGCGGCCATGCTTGACCACAGCGGTCACGTAGAGCGCCTCGGTGGCCTCGATGAGGTTGCGGTGCGCGTCGTTGAGCGGCTTGGTGGTGAGGAGGCCGGTGTCGTCGGAGCGGCGTTGTGCGGGGTCGTTGCTTTCGTAGCCACGAAGGAACAGCTTGCCGTCGTTGTCGACGAAGCGCCGGAGCTCGACATCGGAGGCGCCGGCCGATTCCATGGGGTCGCGGCTGCCGATGATGGAAAGCGACTGCTGGAGAGCCTTCAGGTCCACCGCCATCTGCTCGATGCGGCGGTCCTTCTCGGCCAAGGTCTTCTTGCCGGCTTCAACTTCAGCGTGGAGCTGCTGAGCATGGCGCACGATCCGGTTGTGCCGGTCCTGAGCCTCTGCTTCGGTGGTGGGCAGCTTGGCGTCCGCCTCGGTGAGCTGGATCACGTCCTCGTTTTCGTACATGGATTTCTCCGGTGAATGCCCGAGGCGGGCGATGGTAGGTTCACGATAGCGCATTGTTGCGCATCGTTCAAGATTGCAGGAAGGGAGTCCAACGCTTTTGCGTCTTCAGCAACGGTTGCCATGCCCGAGCGACCGGTTCCGGTTCGGACTGCTCCACCGACCGCCGAACCGCCCGCGGATTCATCGGCATGGGCGTAATCGAGCACTCCAGGAGCCGCGGCGAGACGTAGACATAGCCACGCTCGGAATACATCGGGTCGTCCTCGGGGAGACTCGACCGCGCGATGACGGCCCGCGGCCGGAACCCGACCGAGCACGTGCGCAAAGAGCCGGCCTTGAGCATGTCGGCGACCGCGAGCGACATCGGGTAGGAGTCCGAAGGCGTCGGGATGAACGTGCCGCGGAGCACGCCGGACTGGACCCGCACGCGGGCCCACTTGCCGACTGGAAGCGCGCTGTAGTCGTGGTTGTAGGGGCCGACGGGGTTGACTGCGAACTCGGACAGGTCCCAGCCCTGAGACACGATGTCGTCGGCGCGGTCCGGTGCAGAATCCGACATCACGAACGGGTAGGACAAGCCTTTCGGCTCCTCGTCGGCAGCCTCGTCGGGCTTGCCGTCCTCATCCATGTCGACGCCGGCCGCGCGGGCGGTCGTGTCCGCGTACATCGCCGACCGGTAGGCCAGCGTGAGCGGGTGCACGCCAGCCGCGCCAGCCATGCGCCCCACGATGGTGTCGTCGCACATGTGCCGGACCTGGAGCAGTTCGCCGCGCACGAGGGCGTGGATGTCATCGACACCGCCACCGACGGCGCCGGCCATGCGTTGCACGAGCTCGGTCTCGGTGCCGCGGGTGGCCGCGATGCCGATGAGCGACCGCACCACATCGGCGGGGGTCTGGAGTACGTGGACAGGGCCGACCATTGGCCCGATGGTGTGGCTCATGTCAGCCTCCGATTTCTGTGGGGATGGTGGTACAGCGGCAGTTTACGACTTCCGATGCGTCATCGAACAATCCCGGGCCGCGGCCGGTTGCGCCAGACGGAGAGACGAACTCGCCGCCGACCTCGATCACCTGCCCGTCCATGCCGGTGCCCGGTGCGTGCGTATCCCGGACCACGCTATCCCGGCTGGACAGCCACTCGACCCGGAACTCGGCGCCGTCGTCGAGGGCGTTGTCGTATGCGGTCAGGGTGCCTTCGCTCGCGACTTTGGCGGTCTCGGTGCGGCCGACCCTCAAAGCCCGCATCGGCGAGAATGCCACGTCCCGGATGATGGCGGCTTGGATCTCGGCGATGCTGCTACCCTGGTCAACACCGGCCCGGATGACGCGAGCGATACGGTCTTTCGTGTACTGCTGGACGTCGACGACCATGTCGGCGATGACCTGCTCCCGGATGTCGAGCATCTCGGCCGGTCGGAGCTTTCGGCCCAACCGCTTCGCCGCAGCCGCGTACGCACGCTGTAGCCCGCGGTCGATCACGGCCGCGTCGAACTGTTCGAGCAGGAGCGCCGTTTCGGCCTCGTCCTGGATGATGGCGTTGAGCTCGTCAGCGGTGACGGCGCGGCGGACGGGGACGGTTCGGGCCGACTTGCCGCCGAGTACGGCTTGTGTGCGCCGCGCCATCCGCTGGCCCTGATCCCAAAACAGCCCACCGCGCCGGGTCCGCCACTGTGCGGTAATCTGGCGCTCCAATGGGCGCTGGACATCATCGAGCCACCCGCGCCAGATTGCAGCTCGCTTCGCCTCGGTCTTCGGCGAGAAGCCGATCGGCGCCAGTCCCGCGAACGAAAACACGCGCGAGACCGATTTCTCCGCGTTGTCCGCGGCCTGAATCTGCCGGCGCTTGCCACGAGACCACGTCCAACCGGCGTCGCCTCCCCACATGTCCCACGCAATGCGGAGCGGGCCCACCTTGTCGGAGGACACATCCCACTTCTCGGTGCCGCGCTGGCGCCTCATCTCGGCCGCAAACCGCGTGAAAAATGCGTACATGTCGAGCACGAAATCAGGGTGGATGCGCTCGCCGTTGACGATTCGCCGGGCCATCGCAGCGGCTTTCGCGGTGCCGCCTCGCCGATGCTTCCGCCGGAGTTCCTGCCCCCGCCGCGCGGCTGTCCGCATCGCATCCGACGCCGTCAGATCGATGTGGTCATACCGCGCCGGAATCGGCCCACCGGCCCGCTCGTGAAGCTCGCACCCGGCCAGCCAAGGCGCGAACAGCGTCACGGCGAGCCCCGCAGCTTCGACAGCAACGCCGAAACCATGTCAAGCAGCGTGTTCAGGTCGGGCCGGATGTCGATGTCCTCTTCGTCTTCGGAGGTGAGCATCTCGGCGAGCGCGGTTGCTTGCGCTTCGACGTCGCCGATCTCGGTGGACACATCGGGACCACCCTCGGCCGGCGCCTGCTCGACTTGCGGGAACGCACCTTCGGGCACGTCATCGAACCCAAAGTAGGCGAGCGCCTCGGCCGGGTCTACGCCCATCTGCCACATCTGCACCGCATTTGCGATTCGGACTTGGCTGGACTCGTCCGCGTCTGGCAACACGTGGACGAACCGGAGGTCCGGGTAGCCCTTGCGCACAAGCCACGCGTTGAACACGTCCTCGACGAGCATGGCCCAGCCCTTGAGGGTCTGGTCGACGAAGAACCGGTACTCGGTCATCGCGGTTGCGTAGTTGGCCGACTGTTGCGCCATCAGCGTAGGTGGTACCCCGGTCATCGCGAAGACAAGCGACCGGTTCCACTCGCGAAGGTCCGTGCCGCCCATGTCGGCGACGCTCCAATCGAACGCCTCGAATTTGCCCGCGCCGGACATGACCGGGATCCCGCCGGTGTTGCTCTGTAGCGTCCGGTCGAGCTGCCGTTGGTAGTCCTGAACGTGTTTCGGACCCCAGGTCATGTCGTCTTTGCGCGGCACGTATGCGGCGTCGGGGCGCCCCTTCTCGGCTTTTTTCCGCATCTGGATCGCAAGCGCGATGTCGCTACGGAGGTCGGGGTCCATCGGCTGAACGATGCCGGTACCGTAGAGCCGCCCGAGGTCGGGCGAGCAGGACGGCGTCCGAATGTGGACGACGTCGGCCCAATCGTAGGACCGCACGGCGCCCATTTCGTCGTATTCGAGCGCGAGCGGGCCACCGTTTGGGCCGGGAATGATTTTGCAGCGGTGCGGCTCGGCGATGATGAGCGCCGCGGGAACGCCGCCGTCTACAGCGCCGGACTCCAGGAGGTACGCGTTGCCGGCCGGGATGAGGTCGAGCATCAGCTGAGCGCGCCACTGATACGCCGTCATCCACGGCACCGGAGCCCGGAACAGGTCGAGCACCTCGTGCTCTTCGACGTCCTCGTATCCGTCGGCGGTCTTCTGCTGGAGTACGAGCGGCAGCCCGGCGTATGCCTGAGCGATGATGTTGACGGCCTTGTAGAGCCACGGGTTCGCGAGCAGCGCCGTAGCCGCATCCCTCGCCGAGTACGGCGACGCCGCCGCTGGCGAAGACGCGAAATCCGAGCCGGCCACGTACTCGTCAGGCGGCGGGACATCGACCGACACCACGCGCAACGCCCGCAGCACGCGGACGGGTAGGGAATCGACGGGGGGCGCGGTCTTGGCGTTCATGGGGCCAGCCTATCACGTGTCGGGCTCGGTAGCATACTCCACGAGGTGCATTGCCGCAGCGCCCATCATGCCGTATCGCCACGCATCCCACGCGTGGTCAGCGCCAACCACCTGCATTTCGACGGCTTCCCGGAGTTGAGACCGCCGGCTGGCGTCGTCGTCCTTCCACGCCAGTTCTTCAATCTCGGCGATGAGCGGCGCGACACTTGGATGGTCGTGGAAGACCACGCCGGGGCGGCCGTCCTCGACCTGCAACGCGCGGTCGCACAGCTCGAACCCGCGGCGCCGCGCCTTGTCCGCGGGTTGCATCGAAATCCCGAGGTAGCCCATCCGGTTGCGCGCCGTGGCGTCTGCCGGGTCCGCAAATCGGCCGTATGGCTCCTCCCACAGCCGGCCGGTGCCCTCGCAGTGGGTACAACCGGCGGCGGCGGCCTCTTTCTCGTCCCACCATCGGCCGGGGTCGGCTGCAAGGTGGTCGCCCGGCCAGCAATGCGGGCACGACTCCATCCGCAGGATTTCGAGCGCGTGGTCATCGGTATCGGTCCGGGCTTGATACCGGCATCGGTAGACGTGCACGGTGCCGTGCGGGTCGATGGCCATCCAGACGTACGCGAACGGCGCCCGGAATCCGAAGTCGCACCCGTCAGCCCTCGGCCAGTCGCGCATTTCGGACAGCGGCAGCGCCGGGACCACGTGCACGGACCGGTCGAAGCCCTCGTGCACGAGCCCCTCCAGCCTGACGAACCGGGCGAAGCGCCGGACCATCCGCTGCTTCTCGGTCATGCCCGCGAACCACCGCCGGATAGCGGCGCCGTCAATCATCGGGTTGTCCAAGGCGTCGAGCCTGTAGCGGTCAACCATGCCGGCGGACCGTGGCGGGTCGCGGAACAAGGCGTCAACCATCACCGGCGACTTGCCCTTCGTCGGCGTCGCCGTGAACAGGATTCGGCCGCCTTGGTCGGCTACGCGGGCCTCTTGCTCCTGGAAAACCTTTAGGTTGCCGTGGTCTTCGTCGTTGTGGATGAGCGGCGAGCTCGCACCCTGCCACCGGGCCTCGGGTTGCGCGCCCGAGGTCGTCTTCGACAGCACGCAACCGGGGCGACCGATGCCGCTACCAGGAGCGAAGGCGGCGCCGTCGTTCTGGCTGTCCCACGAGCGAC